AAAAAGCCCCACATGATGGCCTCTTTAAGGTTCAACATATGGGGCTCCTATTAGTGGCGAACGTCAGGCGAACCGTACAGTTCATCGTCAGTTAAATCAGGGACTTCATTGAGTGCCTCAGCGAGGTCGCCCAGGAGGGACTCGTCAGGCTTCAACTTAGCGATGGTGAACTTGTGACGCTCCAGTAACTTACCGACCGCGTTGTAGAGCTGAGGGGTGCGCTTGTTCTCATCCTTCAGGTCGGCCAACATGGACCGTGCGGCTACCGTATCGAGCGCCTCAAGGAGTTTCTCAAGGGTATTATCATTCACTTGTCAGCCTCCTTATCCTTGCGCTTCTCTTCTTTGATGGTCTTGTAGACCACGATCACAGTCATCACGAGGGAATACAAAACAGCGGATGCGTAGAACCACTCTGAAGGTGACAAGCCCAGAAACAACCGGGCTGCCACGTCAGTCACAGCGGCTCCAACAACAGGGGTCGCCTGGACCACACCGTTGTTAAAGTCGATTTGGATCATTGAGTTCCTCCTATTTAATTATGTGTCTCCAGTACATCGGCATAGCCTGCCCGCGAGGGTCGAGTTCCCAAGCGGTAACTACCACACCGTCAATGAGGTTCTTTACGCCCCATTTGCTCTTAAGGATTCGACCAGAGTACATCACCTCTACCTCTACACCGACTGGCGGCTTCTCGTCTTTAAACTTAATCCAATCTTCCATATCAATTATCCTTATGCTGGAGTGGTTAGAGTGGAAACCTTCGCCCACGGCGATGTTGGTGTTGCTCCTGTTGCGATGTAAGCAAACCCGTCAGTCGCCACTACAGTTTTATCAGTGTGCTTACCCAAGGTATTCAGCGCACTTGTAGCGTTAGTGATGCAGGCCACTTCATATTTGAAGTTGTATGTATAGCCAAGGTTGTTTCCGATGTTTCTGACCTGAGCCAATGTGAATGCAGCACCACCGCCACCGATGTCAATCTTGCCGGTGCCGTCTTCGTTGTGGTTACCCTCAAGAGTGATCGCGCCCGATGTACCAAACTGGGTAATATCGATAGAAGCGATTCCCTTAGTTTGCAAACCACGGACAGAGAGGGAAGATAGGTTGGTGGTATTCACGGCCTTGTTGGCTCTAAGGACCCGGCCACCCTCAATGCGGGCGTGTGTGCCAGCCACACCACCAGACAGGTTAATAGCCGTGCCGCTAATATCTGTAGCAGTGAACCCTTTGATTGTAATGTCCTGCGCGCCAAATGTAGTCATACCAGTGGCCGCCCCAATCACGCTACAGTTGAGCATCGTTGAGTCTGGGAGATTATCCATTTTGAAACCGAAGCCACCCTGACCAACTGCCTTCTTGATCTGCACGTTATCCAAGACCGCCTCATATGCCGGAAGGTTGGTGACAAGCGAAGTAAGCCCCGACCCAACCGCATCAGGTGAGAACATCACCTTAATGTTCTTCAGGGTCGTATTGCGCCCGTTGTGCCCGAATCCAATAGCCGCTCGATCTGGGGACCACGCAGCACCAGCCGTGTTAGTGGCAGGTCGGTCATAGTTAATGATCATGTCAGTTACCAGACAATCCCATCCGCCAGTCACAGCAAGAGGCCACCATGTGGCTCCACCACCTGATACGTTCTGGGCCATGATGCCGCGCCGTACAGACTCAAACGCGAAGTGTCTACGGAAGTTGCCGTATGCAAAGTTGTGAACCATCCATTGGTCGAACCCATCCCGTTTAGGATCGTAAGGACGGCCTTGAAAGTCAGTACCAAGCCATTCGATGTGGAATGCGATTCGAGCATCCTGGCCCACACCACAGAACGCACGGTTATACGCCATGATCCCGGTAGATCCCCAGATTAAGAAGGCATCACCGCGATCCTCGCCATAACCATTAGCGCCAGTATCGCCAGCACCGGCACCAACACCAAGACACTCAAGTGCCAAGTTGTTAATATACGAAGGCATATACCACTCACCACCACCAGCCTCAGTCATCACCGCATGGAGCATTCTGCGGAATGTGCTGTTCATTACCGTGCAGTGATCAGCTCGGATTTCAATAGCAGTCTGACGGCCCCCAGTAGTTGCCTTAAGGGACAGCGGGTTATCCATGTTCATCTTATCGAGGATGGCATGGTGACCTGTAACCCGAAGCATTCTGGTCTGTGCCATCCCTGGACCCGCAAGGAGGATACCACCCGGCGAGCACGAAACATTGGCTCGGTCCTTCGAGATCACAACCATGGCGTTCAGTGCGATCTGAGTATCAATCACAACTGACTTCTTTGAGTTCATCAGGTCGGACAATGCGGCAGACTTATCAACCGTATAATCAGCCGACTCAATCTTAGCCCATGAAGTTGTCGCATGGTCCAAGACGATCCCCGGAAAGATTCGAGTCTCAAGGATTTCTCCGAGTCTCTTACCGGTTCCGAATACACCAACCATCCCAGCGCCTTTACCAGATTCGGTAGTGCTCGCTAAGTCAATTGCTACCTCAACACCGGACCCACTTTGAGGGACCATAACGGTTGGACGACCAGCAGAGTCAAACGCGAGGACCTTAGAGGCTCTCAAGATGGCCGCTGGGATGTTCTCAATGACTTCCCCATTGGGCCCTCGAAGAGTCCTGCTCAACTGTTGCTCAAGATAGGCGCGATCAGAATTACTCACAGTCGTGACGTAGTTCTTAGTGGCAGCATCCTGATCGTCAACAGGGTCGGCAAGTCTGCGAATCCGCAAGTTAAGAGCATCCCAGCCAAGCAAGTCGTTAATCAGGGCCTGACTGGAGATGTCCCGACCTTCCTCAGCAATGTGCAAAGATTGGATCTGCGAGGTATTCAGGTCATATGCTCGGAGAATGGAGCCATCCGAGAAGTTCACAAGGCGATCAGTGGCGGATGTAACCCGTCGCAACTCGATCAAGCTATACCCATCCCCTGGTCCCCAAAGGCGACTCAAGGTGATTTGGTTTGGTGATGTAAAGCGGTACTCGTCGGTCAGGATAAGCACCCTGTCAGGCAGGTCGCCAGTTCCCACCAGAGTGACCACAATGAACTTCCTTGCGAGGTACTCAAAGGGGATCGTAAAGTCAAGCTCAGATCCTCCCAATGCGTAAGTCACAACGGACTTTTGTGTTTCAGCCATGTTTCCTCCTTGTAATAAAAAGCCCAGACATACACTCGGTGTTTGAGGTAGAGGTCTGGGCGTAATGGGTTATGTCGCAATAGTGAGGGGTTTTATCGCTTGCGGTATTCCATGCCCTGCTCCTGCATGATTGCCGATAGAGCGCGCTGGGTGAGTGGGTCGTTTGGCACAAGACCACGCAGGCCGTTGTAGAGGCCAGTCATGTAGCCCAACTCCTGAGAGTTCCTCGGAGAGTTGTTCCAGATGCCATCAGCGTTCGCCCCAACCTGATAGACAGACCCGAGGATGCCAGCGGATGGAACCTGTTCGAGAACCCTTGAGAGAGGCGCAGTGACCCCATCAGAACGCAGCGGGCTGTAACGGGTAGGGTGATCCCGCTTCACGAACTCTGGGCCCCTTGGGAGGATCGAGGTGCGCACAGCGGCTGCCGGGTCGTATCCCAGCGGAGCGAGGAAGAAGTTAGCGACACCAATAGGTGCCCCAATGATGTTCCCTCTGGACAGAGCAGCCCAACCAATCATCTCCTTGGACAGAGCGGTTCCCAAGAAGTCCTTGCGGGCTTCCTGAGGCATCCCTTGCGCCTGGACGTAGCGTTGCGCCACATAGAAGGACGTAGCGAGGGCCGTAGAGATCCCGACCTGCAAGGCTGTGTCCAGTGCCTGACCGTTCTTCGTGGCGTTATAGAAGCCCCGGACGAGTCGGGCGTTGAGAGTCCGCAAGACGAACTTCTTGAACTGAAGCGCCATATGCCAGCCAGCGCCCAGCGCCTTCGAGTCCTGAGAGGACAGCTTGTGAGGACGAAGGATCGTCTCGTCAGCCACCTTGTCACCCAGTCGCCAGATGTCCATGGTCCGTGGGTCGTTGCGTAAGGCAACTGCATCCTTGATCTTCCAGCCATCACCATCAGGGACGATGTGTTGCTTGATGGCGCTCTTGATCCCGCTGAACTGAGCCGGTGTGATGGACAGTTGATTCAACCGCTCGGACGTGAAGATCTTCGACTCGCTACCGTGAGCAGCCTTGATCATGTCCATAAGGGCACCTTGACGGCCAGCCTCAATGATGTAGTTCGAGGTCTCAGTGAGCATCTTAGTGAACGGACTGCGGGCAGCCAATTCCTGAGTCCCGAACTTCACCGTGCCGACCATCGAAGCGGCTACGTTAGAGGCCCCTTGAGATCTCAGGCGATCCACGATGTCAGCCCGACGAGGCCGAATGGCATCATCCAGCTCACGGCCAAAGATCAGCCCGTGCATTTCCTTGAGTTGCTCTGGTTTGATCTTGGAGCCCCATGTGGTCATCTCACGCAGGAACGGCACACCATGCATCATCATCCGAAGGTGACCATTGGTGATCATCCCGGCGATCTCAGTGAAGTTCTGAGCGGCCATGTAGGCGTTCTTGGTGAAGAACGAGAGGTCGTTGAGGGACCGTAAGGCCGTCCCAAAGGTGCTATCAGGGTCTCGTCGAGCACGGCCAGTGAGCAGCTTCACAGCGCTCTCCAGTGCGTCGATGTCCTTGGAGTTGCCTTGCTTGGTTCGGATGTCGAGGACTTCCTGTTTCAGCGCAGCAGTGTCCTTGCCCATGGCGCCCATGATCCCTACGTCTCCATTTATTCGACGGTCGTAGCTGGACATCACCTTTGGCAAGTCAAACATCCGCAAGTCATTCACAGCGAATGTCGAGCCATCGGACAATGGAACAGGCATGTCAGAGTCGAACAGGTTGCGGGCCTCAAGGAAGTTGTTGTTCTCAGCGCCGACCAATGAGTTCAACCCATCGTCGATCATTGAGCTTCGATTGAAGTCAGAGGTGTGGCTGATCCCGTAGGCTTTATCATTGGCGTACTTAATGACAGCCGCTTTGATTGCCTCAGGGGTTGCCACTTTGCCTTGCTTCTCGATTGACTCCTTGACCATCTTGTCGATGCGGGCCTTCACAGTCGGGCGAGAAGCATAGGACGCCAGCCAGGACTCCTGGATCGCACGCTGAAGACCGTCCTCACCACCAAACTTCCTGATATGGATAGCCTTGGCGGCATCGTCATAGACGTTCGGGACGTAGGAACCAGCGTGGCGGGTAGAGTCCAGCAGGGACGAGGCGCTCGCATTGCCGAACTGAGCCGGGTTCTGGAGCATGTCCTGCTTGCGGGTGAAGTGCTCATTGATCAGGTCCATCAGTTCCCGCTCTTGTTTAGAGAGCTGGCCTTGCTTCACCTTGGATTGATCCTCAATAGCCTCAGCCACACGGCGATACGCCTTCTCACGCTTGGCAACGACACCAGCCTGCATGGCATACGCTGGGTCTTCTTTGAGAACCTTCTCGGTCAGGTCATTCAGCTTGCCATAGCGAAGGTGATCTTCCCCACGGATGCGCTCAATGATGTCCGAAGCGGTCGCCCCAAACTTGCCGTTGGTGCCGCTCTCTGTTTGAACAGTTGACCGGAACAGTTGACCGCCAATCTTGCGGATCGACTCGTCTTCTGTACGGTTGAGCGTGTAGCCGATCTCAGCGATGTCCCCAAGGTTGAAGCCACGGGCCGAACGCTCAGGCTCCAGTTGGGCAGCCAAGCGGAGGGTCTTAGGGTTCAGTGGGTTGAAGCTCGAAAGGATCGAACCGTCACGCAGGCGCACTGAGCCAGGTTCACCGGGAACATCCACATAGTCCACTCCAAGGTGGCTCTCAGGGACGTCATCGCTGTTCCAAGGCATCCGGGTAGGATCATCCTGACCAGTTGTGCGAGCAGCCTCACGGGCCTGTAGGCGCGCAGTGGTGCCATAGAACTCGTTGGGCTCAGAGGATTCGCTGTGCTTCGCAAGGATGTTCTCGATGGAATCATCAGGAAGGTCTTTGAGACCCTCTTGGCGGGTGTGACGCTCACCGTGCATCCCAAGGATCTTCTCAAGATAATCATCATCCTGAGCGTCCTCTCGGGGCTTCGCAACGGTAGGCTCCATGCCCTCATCCAGTGGGATCACAGAGTTCTTCTCAGAGGACTCACCGTGACGCGCAAGGATAGCCTCAAGGTCAGCGTCATCCATGTCAGGGCGAGGTTTGACGTTACTCACACCACGGGCAATGTACTTGTCCAAGATGGCAGCCATACCACCGCCCATCACAGCACCACCAATGGCAGCGGCTGCATAGTGGGCCTCAACGCCAAGGGTCTCAGAGCGAAGCGCTTCAGAGCCCACAGAGAGTCCCGAGGTGAAGGCCGCTTGTTTGACTACTCGACCCGCAAAGGTAGCCCCAGCGGCACCCGGAATTGGCACATAGGACACTGGGTCGAGTGGTGCTGAGAATACCCCACCAACGATCTGAGTGCCGATGCCTGAGGCATAGATTCTCTTCTCGTTCTCGTAGTTCTCCTTGGCGACCTTAATGGCGTTCGGGAGTTCAGCCTTGACGCCCTTGGTGCGATCCATGATGAAGCTGAACATGCTTGGTGGTACGCCTGCTTGGCGAATCTGCTCGTAGTCCTCATCATCCCACTGAGGTTGTACAGCGGAGTAGTCAGCCAATGGGTCATGTTCTTCCTCACGGAACAGGTCACGAAGTGCGGCACCGCCCCATGAGTTGTCAATGGAAGCCTCAACGCCTGGAAGGAAGTCCTTGAACCAGCGGTCATCTTTAGGACCATTCTGGGCGAACTCCTTCTCTTGGAAGGTCTGTTGGGTCTTAGGGGCATCCCCAAGGCTCAGGTTGAAACCTTGAGGGTCCCTTACGTTGCCACGCTCAACTTGAGGTGCCTTGGTGAATCCTTCAGTGGCTTGCTCGAATTCACCATTTTGCTTTGGGGCAGATGGTTGCTCGAACCACTTGCGACTCTTGGAGTCACCCGCCACATCGAGCAGGTTCGCCATGTAGTTCTTACCCTCATCGCTGATCTTGGAGAAGTCCCCACGATCCAGTGCGGCCAACTGAGGGGAACCTAAGCGCCCATTGCCTTGGTTGTAGGCAAGAGCAGCCTTCAGATAGTCACCCTTGTAGGTACCCAAGAGGTCCCGAGTGAGCGCCGCTGAGGCATTGATGGACTTGGCAGGGTCAAAGAAGTCCTCGTCTGTAACGAGCCCGTAGGCCCGCCCAGTTGCCTTGGTGAACTGACCCAGACCACGAGGCCCGGTTGGGCTCTTAGCGGTTGGATTAAAGGACGACTCATTGAAGATCTTCTTGTGAAGGTAGGCATAGTCAACGCCATTCTGGTCCGCTGCATCGCGAATCATCTGGTCGTATGGGGTGCCATTTGCCAGCAGCTTTGCGTATTCGTCTTTACGGCTCATTAAGTGCCTCCTTTAGAATGATTTCAGCCCCTCCTTAGCCAATTGCTTAGAGGAACCTTTGAGACCTTCGATAGAGTTCTGACGGCCTTTGGC